ATATAATGAAATACCTATATCGTAATTAGTAAAAAAATCTATTGTCTTTTTCTTTGTTACATCACTCGCATTATTTTCAACTATCTTATTTAGTTTACCTAATTTTGAACTACTATCTTGTGTAAGTGATGTAATTTCAAACGCCATTCTAGGCAACTTAATTGCCATAGTCGCATCTGATCCTGTGTCTTGGTCAAGTCTGGCCAAAAACTTTTGTTTTGGTCCATACGCAAGAGGCACTTTCTGTTGTGATAAAATACCACCAGAGCCATCTTTTCTAACTATGCTTAAATTATTAAATAGTGTACCAAAAATGGCCACTGATTTTCTCATAGTTGCGTGATAATAGTGTCCACCAAACATTATGTTGCGTCTCCAAATGGATTACTTTCAGTAAAGTCTATAAAGTTATCTGCTATATGTTCAAAGGCCACATTTTGTGCTGCAGAATCTGATGGGAATACATTATTAGTATCATTATCATCAATTCCATAAACCTTTGTTATAAGACAAGTATTGTTAGATTCACTACCAATAAGACCCTTTGTGGCTGATACTGCAAACTCACGATAAGTATCAGAACCTGATACACCTATATTTGATACACTAATAGACCCAACTATGTCTGTAGTCTTAGATAATGTTTGTACTTCACCAAAGATTTTTATTGCTGGTGTACTGCCTGAGGCTGCAACTAATTCTTGTGTTACTATTTCACCTTGTTTAAAGTGATTACCACCAGTTACTGTTAGGTCCATGGCAACCTGATATGCCGCGGCCCCTGTCTTATTATCTATTTCATTTATACCAGTTTCAAAATCTTCATCTGAGTATTCAAATCTAGCACAAGATAATTTATAAACAGGCAAATTAGATAATTGATAAAATGGTTGTTCATGTTCTATAAATGTTATTTCAAAGAACGCATTAGTCATAGGAAGGAATATTAAATCTCCTTCATTAGGTTTGGGTTTCTGTTCATATAAACCTACTGAATGATTCCATGACTTTCTGGATATAATAAATGTAGCTTCGTCTTGAATTTCTAAACCAAACTTAGAATATAGGTCGCCTGAACCTTCAAAGCCATCAACATTTTCAATATACGCCTCTATTAAATACGCGTCATCAAATTTAGAGGAAGGATCCTCATTTAATATATTGTCTCTATTTACAAGTGTACGCGGAATATAATAGACATCTTGTCCAAATATTTTTAGAGACTCGACTATTAAATCCTCGTATAAATTTTGTTCGGATTTCACAGCCTGTGAAAAGTAAACATTTCTAGGCATTTTTTTATCCTATATAAAAGTCGACTGGTTGCTCCCAATTCAATCTAACTTCTTCTTCTAATCTTTCTAATTCTTGAGTTGCATCATCAAACAATTGTCGGCCATTAAACTGAACACCGCCGGGCATTTGCATACCTTCAAATTTTAATAAGTTCATACCCCATTGTTTTTTAACTAATGCAGTAAAGTATTTTTTAAGGTAGTAATCATTATACACATCAGTAAAAGTATCAGGGTCTATAATTCTATATGCCTCTACAACAAGATAATCTCCTATCTTGACTTCTTCTTGCCAGGCCATATCTATTCGTAATTGGTCCTTATGTCTATCAAAACTAGTAAACTTATCGTCTGAATCTATAACTACATCAAGTGTTGATAGATATTGTTGTGCCATAGAATATTCAAGTAAAGAACCTAAATAACCTAAACTAAACATATCATTTAAATGCATTTGATATTTAATATCAAATAAGTTGTTTGTGCCAAAGGTTTCTCTAATAGGCATTAATCTAATCACATCAGTAACTAATTCTGGGACAGGAATATATTCATTTTCCATATCGCCAATTGTTATACTACTAATTGTTGCAGTAGTATTTGAATCCTTACCAGTTATAACCTCATTAGCAACAAATGGTATTTCATCTTTGTGAGTTAGAATTGTGTATATGATTTTATTTCCGGAAGTATCTGGATGCACTGTTGCAGTCGCGCCTGAAGTACCTCCAGTTATTTTTTCACCAGAATTAAAGTTACCTGCAGTCGCAGTAGTAAGGGTTAATGTTGATCCAGTTACTTTATGTTTTAAAAAAACTTTTTCTATTGCGTCTTGATGATAGTGTTGATAAAATTGTAATGCTTCATCACATCTATCATCTAACTGTTCATCATCTACATTTATTTCAATAACAGGGTGACCTAACGCTCTCAGCGAATAATCTATTAAAGTACTTCTACTGTTAGGTTTAGCCATTTTTCTATTCTTCTGTTACTGGTGCAGTAATCACGCCTACAATAATTTTATTTTTAACACCGTGGCCAACTTCAGTTACTCTTGCTTCTGTTAGTTCAGGATTGTATGAGCCATCTGCTTCAAATACCGCATTAACAGCCCTAGTATGAGTTAGGTCAGGCGTATCACATGTAAATGTTACCTCTACTGCTTTTTCATCACCTGTTGGTGCGTCATATGAGTGTGTAATATTCATTTTATTTTTCTCCAATTTTATTTATGAGGTTATTAATTTGTTCCTCTAATCTATTTATAAGGGTTTGTTGCTCTTTTATAGCTTCTACTAAGACTGGTACAACAGCTGAATAATTAACAACCTTATGTCCATCGTAATCTCCAAGTCCATTTTCAATTTCATTTACGACTTCAGGCAATACTTTTTCTACATCTTGTGCAATAAACCCTAATTGATCATTTGGTTTATCTTTATCTTTCCAATCAAATTTAACACCATCAAGTGTTAATATCTTATTAAGTGAAGATTCTATAGGTCTAACATTTTCTTTTAATCTACCATCAGAGGCCGTTAAAGTAGATGAATATGCTATTATATCATTATTTGCATGGAAAGCACCAGTTGTTCCAATCATTTTAAATCCGGCACTTCCATTACTTGTTCCATTAAAGAATATTTCACCATCAGCAATATATACTCTACCTGTACCAGCCATGGCAAGAATATCTACAGTTCCCCACTCATCATTTTCATCTATATCACCTATTCTTAATGTTGTACTAGATTTACCAATAACTGCAATATTATTAATCTTATAATTTTTACTGCTACCTATATCTAAGTGTCCTACTATAGTTAAATTACCTGTAGTAGCGTTTAGTGCCATTTTTGCAGTAGCAGTTGCTCCACCGCCGCCGCCTGAGCCTGTTTCCCATATCCAACCATAGGTAGATACACCTTCCATTCTTGAACGTAATGCCCAAGATGTTACACCAGCCAGACCAGTAGGAGCTGTTAAGTTTCCATTTGGTCCACAGCTTGTAGCACCAGCTGCTGCCATGTAATCTTGCCAGTTATAATATGATTCGTTATACCAACTAATTCCAGTTGTGGCTGTTGATTGTCTCATTAGAGATAAGCCATGTGCTTTAACAGAAGCAGTGCCATCCCTTTTTACAATACTATTATTTACTGCACCTTCTTCTGCATTATATCCATCTAATAAATCTGCATCAAGGCCTGAACCTGAACCATCTGTAGTAGATGTCCAAACAGTAGAATAGGTTGACCAACCTTGACAACAGTCTCTTAAACTTCTAATTTTTAGAGGAGTAGATGTTGTTCCTAACCAATCAACAGATAATTCAAATCCCATAGCAGCATTAGGCATAACTTGTAATGTAGAATCATAAGTAAATGGTCTATTTGAACCTGTAGAATAACCAGAATATGCCCATACTCCTGCACCATAGTTTCCTCTATTTGATGTTGATGTACTTGATGCAACATAATTTTGGTTGGTTCCTTTGGACGTTCCAGCGGTACTTGTAATATAACCAGCACCATTTGTTAATTGATTGTTGTTTGTTGGTATAGTGGGCTTATTTTCTAAAGAATTATAATTAATATGGCTTGCTATTTGATCGCCAAAGTTCGCAAGAGTGTAATAGCGAATATATGCATCATCAGAAGCATATACTCTTGTAATTGCTTGAGTTGTTCTTGCTCCCGAAGTAGTATTAATCCAACCTGCCTGAATATAACCATTACTATCTGTTCTTACAACTTTATTTACTTCATTGTTTCTACCTGTATGTAAATCTAAGCCATCAAGTAAATCAGCATCTAAACCTGAACCTGAGCCATCATTACCTGCATGCCACATGGTATTACCGTCTGCATATAAAGCCGTTCTATTAAAATAGAACCCACCTACTGTATCTGTGTATATATGTGCATACGAAGCGTTCATTGGTCCTAGCTTTATATTTCCATACTGTGTAGTGAATTGAGCGTAAGTTTGGCCTGAGAATTGTAGACGCCCCGAAGTATCTGCATAGAATCCTGATTTACTGTTATAACTATTGCCTGAGTATAATGAATAGAATCCATTGTTCTCACCTGCGAAAAATGCACCATCTACAAGAATAGACATCTGTCCGCTGTTTGGATGATCTCTTATAAATGCAATTTCTCCACCATTTACTCCAAGTCCGCTATGCCTAGAACCACTGAAGTTCGAACCCATCCAACTTCCGCCTGATGGTACATAGTTAGCTCCAGAAGCAGGAGCATAGTATGAACCATGTTGTCCATCAAGTAAATCAGCATCTAAGCCAGAGCCGGAGCCGTCGTTACCTGTGTCCCAAATTTTTCTCCAGCCTGAATATTCATCGTTATTCCAGCCGGTTTGGTAGTGTAGTTGACCCGTATGAGGTGCGTATAATTTAAAAGTAGAATTATCTAATTGCCACGACATTACTCCACCATAAGTATAAGCTCCTGTAGGATAATTAGTGTCAGTATTACTTATATTTTGTACTTCATATACCCCCATATGACCATCAGTTTGGCTGAATATGGTGTCCCAGTTTCCAGAAACTACACCTTTATAATGCATTAGGAAAAATTTGTGCTTACCATCAACAGTATCGGCGTCTAAACCTGAGCCTGGACCGTCATTTCCTTCATGCCATACTTTGTAGGAGTTTGCTCCTTTTGACCAACCCCCAACTGCTATATCGTTTGTTCCTCCGTCAAGTCCAAAATAAAGAGCGTAATCATTTTCAACATGGAAAGTCATAAATGCATCTGTTCCAGCACCATTATTTCCATAAACCTCTAAACTTGATTGACTACCGCTTGTTGTATTTATAGCAGATTGTGAATTAAATCTTTTAATTCTATTTGCAGGGACATATTGAGGAGTTGCTGAACCACTGTCAAGTCTCAGAAAATCGGTTGAATTTAAACCATCAAGTAAATCAGCATCTAAGCCAGAGCCGGAGCCGTCGTTACCAGAATCCCAAACTTCTCTCCAACCTAGAGCTGTATTATTTGAAATCGTTTGTGTTCTTATTCTACCAGTACCAGTACCCGTCATTTGCATTGCAAGTGTATTACTGTAATAACTATATGGATTACCATGACCCATTCTTATTGTGTTATTCCAGTTTCCATCTGGTGCAAGTTTTGTGTCTGTAATTGATGCGGCTTGTTGGTATTCTAAAACACTACCTGGTGAACTTGTTGTGGCAAGGGCAGAACCTGTAACAGCATGTGCCTGAGATGAATTTAAAGGAGAGGGCAGTCTTGCAATTGGTAATGTACCAGCATCTATATTTGAAGCATTTCTATAAAACGAACCCTGTTGTCCATCTAATAAGTCTGCGTCTAAACCAGAACCAGAACCATCATTGCCTGCGTGCCATATTGCATTGCCATAGAACGTAAACGGAGCTCCTGATACATTACCTTTATTAAATTCCGCTCCGCCATATGTTGCTAACCCTGTTGCAGGAGCACTGTTTACACCACCTGCACCCCAACCTGATGGATAACCAATACTAACTCTTTCATACATCTGTATAAAATCACCAGTCTGTGATCCAACGGCTCCACCTCTGATACCAGTAAGTTCGATACTTTCGGCGGCTGTAAAAGTAATTTTACCACTTGCTGTATCAGCTGTATCGCTTCTTAGATATTTTGAGTCGGTTTGAGTTGTAATATCAAACCCTGTTATATAACCAGCACTTGCATGGTTACCCCAACCGTATGCTGTATCCCAGTTAGCATCTTTTCTTGTTCCTGCACCTGTGCCTGTAGCAGGTTTGCTATAAATACCTTCTCCATACATTAACTTACCGTCAGCAAGAATCGTGGTGGTGGCTTCAGTAGAACGTAATGTAATAGAAGCAGCAGAGCCATAAGATTTACTATCTTGGTGGTAATATGTAATATAACCAAACTGACCACTTTGATCGCTTACATCAGTCATTCTAATATTAACACCATACCCATTTGTAGTGTTATGTAAATCTAATGTTGGGTCTCCAATAGAAGTAGACTTAGCAATTTCTAAAAGGCCAGTCATGGTTCCACCAGCTTTTGGTAATTTAGTTGCGAGTGCGGTAGTAAGAGTTGTATTGTAATTTGAATCATCATTAATTGCTTCAGCAAGTTCATTAAGAGTATTTAATGCAGTCGGAGCTCCTCCGATTAATGATGTAATTTCTTGTTGTACGAAGGCTGTATTAGCAAGTGCTGTAGTATTAGTACCACCTGCCGCAGTAGCAGTTGTGACATTTGTCAATGCTCTAGCTGCAGTCATGACCTGTAGGTTATTCATGTAAAGACCGTTATCAGCAGTAATATCTACTGAATGAGGTCTTGTTCCATTATTTCCGCCATGTAACCTAAGTAGAGACTGAGTTCCTGAATATGTAAAATGGTGGCCTTCGTTTTGGTTTGAGTTGTATTGCATATAATAAGCACTTTTCTTAATATATGCTTGAACATCTGTATTATCTGTATTTGTAAAAAGTAGGCCTTGTGTGTTTGTTCCGCTTGTACCACTGTGAATATTTAAATCAGTTACTTTCGCTTTACCATAGACTTCGAATTCTTCAGCATTATTTGTATATGAACCAAATCTGGCTATTGCTGTATGCGAATTTGCAGTGGCTTCTGTCTTATCGATATAAAGTGGAATTCCACCACCTTCATCTCTTTTTCTAAATCTGTGTTCAAATCTGCCGTCAGAATATGTACCATCCAATGTAAATGTAAGACCAGTATTATCAGTAGTTACTGCAGCTGAACCTACAAATAATTGTAATGCTTTAGCTTGTCCTGAAGTGCCATCACCAATAATAACATCAGAACCATTTAATGTAATATATGGTTGTGATCCATTACCATCTGCAAATAATGTTGTTTGACCACCATCATCTTTAAATGCAGCTCTAAATACACCAGCTGAAGTTCGTAACTCATATTGAGTTCCGTCTAACCTAATTCTAGTACCCTTTACATGCAATTTATCAGCTGGAGCTGTAAGTCCAATACCAACATTACCACTAAATTCTGCCAATCGTATTTCGCCATCGTTATCTATTTCAAGAGATGGTATACCGGCAGAATCATTTACTGCAAATATTGTTCCACTTAAATCATTATTAATGGAAAATAATTGGCCAGCGCTACCACTATAACTTAATGTAGTAATACTACCATCAAATTGAGTTTCGAGCGTAATGGTATCACTACTACTAGAGTTTGCTCCAGTAAACTCGGTCTTAGGGTCAGCGGTAGATGATCCGTCATTAGGAGTAATTAAAATATCTTTGTCAGTTAATGCCATAAATTTTTCCTTTATCTTATACTATTTATACATATTTGGATTTTGTTGAGTTATATATTGATAATATTTCACCGGCAGAAAGCTCTCTACTATAAACTCTTGTATCATAAATTGTAGAATTGGCACCATAACCACCAGAGTGATAATCTAGTGCAATTCTAGCATTTGTTGTACTAGTGTTAGATACATCTCCAGTAGAGCCAGTTGCCGTATTAACTAAAACGCCATCTAAATATATTTTTAATGCTCCTGTACTACTATTTCTTGTTGCTGCTAAATGATGTATACCTGTATTTTCTAATGTTCCATTATTTGTAGCGAGTAATGTACTATCAGTTCCATCACTATTAGCAACCCAAAATGCTCCGCCTGAGCTGTGATATGCACTCATCAGCTTAATACCTTGTCTATATCCAGTATTGGTGGATACTATTGTTTGGTGAGGGCCATTTCTACTTAATTGTTTAAACCAACCCATCATTGTA